AGTATTAGGATCACCTACTTGTTTGGTTAAAAAATTATAATAAGATATATATTCTCCTTGATTAAATCCTTGATCTTCAGTATCTTCTCCGGGGGATATATTAAATGTTGAAATTTGGTTGTTATTAACAGCAGATTGACCATCATTTTCTACATTATATGAAGTATAGTTAGTAGTAGAATATAATAAAGTTTGATTATTACCATAAATGAAAAATTCAATATAACTTGAACCTGTTAAAACAGTGTCAACATCAAATTGAGATATTAAATTCTCATCTTGAGACTCATAAGACTGTAATGTTAGATTTGTTGGATCTATTCTTGTTACTGTTGCCATTATATTTATAATTTTTTAGTTGAAGAATCTGCTAATTGCTTTTGAGTTTCTAATAATTCTTCTCTTAATTGGGCTATTTCTCTTTGTAATGCTTCTACTAATTCATCATTTTCATCAAAATTAATATACTGTGAGCTTGTTTTTATTAAATATTCATGAGAATTAGTTTCACCTAGTTCATTTATTTCATAAAATAATTCATTGTATAAATTAAAAAATTCTTGAACAGTAGGTTGTTCATCTATTTGTTCTTGAATGGTTTTAACTCCCAATTGAGTAAAAGGGGTGGAGATGGTTTTTTTATAATCTCTTTTATTGAAAACTTCTTTATTTAATTTTATATTTTGTGCCATTATCCATTTATTACTTTAAAATAATAATTATCATCTAATATTAAGGTAGAACCATTAATAAGAGTTTTAATTAAAACCTTATAATATCTCTCAGGTTCTAAACCATTCATGTATACATCAAAATAGTTCCCATTACTATCAGAACTCAATTGGGTATATGTTGTATCATAATCTACAACAAATTCGTTGGTATCCAAATCTTTTATAGCATAATATGAAGAAGTTGGTAAATAATTTGTTCCTACAAATTGAGAGGATGTAACCCATGTTCTAATTGGATACTTAGGAGCTACATTGAATCTAAATCTGTTTTTACTTTGAGGAGTAAATACACCTGGATTTTCTGCTAGTGATGATACTAAATTGGTTGTACTAACTATACTTGATGTTGCAGATCCTGTTAGTACCGTAGTATAATCTTGCCATTTAAATTGTAATTCAGGAGGATAAATAGTATTAGTATCAACACTATAGAATTGCATTACAGGTTGGATTTGAATATTGGAATTAAATTCAACTGAATTTTCCCATTTTGTTATAAATCCATAATTTTCTAGTGAGGCAGAGGCATGTACCCCCAAAGAACTACTATACCATAAAGAAACTACAGTTTTTGCATTTACCTTTAAATCTTTATCACTTCTAGTATCGAATGATTGAGTTACGGCATATAGAGTACCATCAGACCCACTATGATACCAAGAACCACCTCCAGCACCTACATAACTGGGGTTGTATGAACTTGTAACATAATGATCAGTTGAATCTGTTCCACTACTTGACCATGAAGTTGATCCTGAAAAGAAAGCATCATACCAACAAGCACCATCAGTGGTTAAGGGTTGATCTAAATAAGTTCCTGTTCCATTATACCAATATTGGGCTACAGGGTGGACAGATAAATCTGTTGATTCAACTACTCCTTGAGCAGTGGCTATATAGGATCTAAAATCAACATCCCATTGTTTTGTCCCTATTTTATTGTTAATAACATCTTCAATTTCAGATTGAACAAATTCTGTTAAAAACCTAGCAACTTGGGGGTTAGTATCTACTGAAAAATTTAAATTTGAAATTTGGGATATAGCATCTATCCCTGTATTCATATTAGGATAAAATGAATATAAGGTTGTGTCTTTATAAGGGAATAATTTATATACGGCCATTTTTTGTTTTTATAAGGGTACTACTCTCCCTTTTATATCAATATTTGGATATTTTATTTCAAATATACTAGGGTCTAAAGAAGGGTAAATTACTTGGTTTTGGGTTGCTGCTCCTATATCATAAGAATATTGAGAATATCCTTGGGAGATTCCTGATTTATTATTAAATGTAATATTTTTTACTGTTTGGACTCCAGTTATTTTATCTAATCTAACATATAAATCTTTAATTAAAATAGGTTGATTGATTTGCCAATTATCTCTTGAAAAATAAGATTTTAATGAATTAATACAAGATAATATAACATCATTATTATTAAAATTGGGTAATACAATAATTTCAAAATCTAAAGCAATATTAATTATAAATGCGTCCCTTACCTCAATATTATCACCTATTACTCTATATTGGGAAAGATATGTTCTTAAGTTTTTCTTTAATGTTTGGGTGGGGGTAGCAAATTGGGCTGATGAATTTTGTGATAAAACCCATAAATTTAATGTTTCAATTGTAGAAACTTGTTCATCCATTAATTTAGGTTTTTCAATATATGCTTTAGCTACTGTCCCATATTCAGAAGGCATGCTTAAAGCTCTAACCATATAATCATCTAATGTAACTGATCTTTGTTGGGATGATATAGTAGATATAGTGTTTTGTCTAATTTCTTCTGTTGTATCTCCTGCTTGGCCCCCATCTGCCGCATCTGGGTTGTTAACTGCAATTGAACTAAATATATAATTGGCAGTAGTAGCATTTAAATTTGGGTTGTTGAATTTTAAATTAGTTGTATCTAAATTAGATAAATCACCACTAGGGACATTAGCTCCAACCCCACCACCTGTTAAATACCTAACAGTTAAAGTTGTGCTAGAGGGAGAGATCCCATAGGTTCCAGTGAATAAAAAATTTGTTGGGGAATATGCTGTTGTTAATTTATCCTTTTCAAAAGGTAAACCTATACCTACGTTATTTGAGTTTGGGGTAATTACCTCATCTGTATTATTTGGGTTTCCAGCTCCAAATTGGATTTGTAGAGTAGTATCTGAAGTAAAACGAGTAGCAAATCTTCGTTGTACTTTTTTTAATTGTAGTAAGTATGGAACATCTCCAGCATCTGCTACATTATTAGGATCATTAGTATTAGTATTTTTAATATTATTATAAATCATTTCTTGAGCTAGATAATCTACTTCATACCAAGTATTACCATCAGAATCTACTATATCTAATATTCCTATAATGTTATCAGCAACTATGTCAACTGTTGGGAACTGTTCAGGAGCTCCAAATGAAAAAGTTTGTGTTGAGATTGTGGCAGAAATAGCATTTCTTGTTTTCTTTAAAAGGTAAAATTGAGGTGTTGAACCCGCAATTTGATAAACTGATACTTCTGTAGGGTCTTCTAAACTTGAAATTGAGAAATCACATTGATCTTCCATTAAAAAGTTTACAGTTGGAGATATTGATGATGCAATTGTACTATTTTCTCCAATAGTAAGAGCATAGTCATAATCAGGGACATAGACAGTACCTGAGAGTTTTGATGGAACCTGTTGAAATAATTCAATAGTTACTTGAGCTGCTCCTGTTGTTTTAGGTTTATACCCAAACATATAAGCTAACTCATATTGATTATTAGTTTGCCTTGCAAATTGGGTAAATGTTTCTTGTAATTGATTATCTAAATAGAAAGACATAACATCGCTAACGTACGATGCCTGTTCCATAAACATCATACCGGGGGATGTAGGGGAAAAATCATTATAGGAGTTTGGGAAATAAGTTTTAGAAAACTCTATTAACCTTGCCCTAATATCGGAAAAGTCTCTATTTAAATATTTTACGTCTCTATCTACTGTAGCCATTATGTAAAGTCTATTTCTAATGTATCATTTATATTGGTATTGATAACATTATATGTTAATTTAACTGTTATTATATTGAAATCTTCTTGCCTTAATATTTCTAAATTACCCACTAATACATTGGGGAAATACAATTTTAAGTCACTTGATATTCTTTCTTCTAAAAAATCTAAATTGTCTGTAGTAATTTGCTCAAATATAAAAGCTCTTAACCCCCCACCAATAGGATTTAAATATCTTTCTCCGGGGTTAGTTAAAAAATAATTTATTAAATTATTCTTAATAGCATCCTTAGTAGTGTAATTGGGTTTAAAAACAGCAGGATAACTAAAAGGAATATCTACTCCTACAGCAGCACTTTTATCAAAGTCAATGGGGTATATTTGTTGAGCATCAAAGGGCATTATTTACTTCATTAAATTCATTATTTGATCCATTCCTAATTCTCCCCCAGGTAAACTTCCGTTTGGTGAAGTAGTATCTCCTATTCCTTGAGGGTTAAATCTTTGTACATCTTTACTTGTGTAATTTAAAGCGGTTTCACCTAATACATCCATGTACTTCTGTCTTGTTTCAGCAGCTGATGTTATTTGAGGAGTGGGTGTAACGGTGTTTATGTTTTTACTTTCATTTACAACCTGTTTTGGAGATTTAACGGCTTCTAATATAATCTCTTTCAATTCATCTCGAATAGCTTCTTTTACAGCCTCCTTAATCATTTTTTTTAATTCGTTTGCTTTCATATGGGGTTTTTTATAAATACTAATATATTATGCTTTTAAATCATTTTGTTTAATATAAAATACTAATTCATCAATTAAGATTTGATCATTAGATGAAAATGAGGGTTCTCCTTGTAACATTATGATTCCTTGAGAGTTCCGAGCCACTGCCCTTCTTCGTTTTAAGGATTCATCAGTCCCTCCCCCTACTGATATTACACTCATTTTAAATCCATTTATATTTGTTACAACAGGGGATAGTTGGTGGGATTGAGTTTGAGTAGATGATAGTAAAATATTAGTAAGTTGTTCTTGAGGTAATGCTCCTTTTATAGCACACTCACTAATTGCCCAATCTAATAAAGCTAGTAAATCTAGAATACGTTGTAAAACCATAAGTAACATGACCAAAACCATTAATGTAACTTCTGATATTAGTTTGTATTTTTTTAATTTCGTTTCAATTTTTTTAAAGGTAGTTTGTGCAGGTTCTGATGGTGATCCTGGAGTTGCTGCCGAAGATTTAGAAATTTGAAGTGCTATATCAGCAACGGTTAATGTTTTATATACTAAATCCACCCCTATTTTAACTGTGTTTAGAAATTTGTATATGTTGTTTAATTGTTTAACTAGTTTGTTTTTCTTTTTTATTAACTTGTTATATTCATCTAAATTAGCAGGGCAGGTGAAATCAACATCTCCAAATTTCTTATTAATAGCCTCCGAAGCTTTTGAAATACCAAAAGCAGCTAATTGAGTCAAAACTGCTGGGAGTAAAACTGTTTTTATAGTTGTTATGATTTTATTCATAACCTGCTGTTGTGCCATTTCGAAATTAGTTTTAGATAATTTCATAGCCTTAACTTGAATATTATTCAGAGGTAAATGTTCTGAAATAGCATCCTTTAAGTCTTCTTCTTCTGGTTTTAGTTTTATCAGACCTAAATTATTTTTAACTTTTTTATTACCATCAAATGGTTTAATCCCATATTTAGTTCCATATCCCTCAGCTGATATGGTTATTTCAAATATACTACCACTAATATAGTCCCCCTCTAAAACAAAATCACCAGTTGTTTGTGAGGTTGTTTGATTATCCCTAGGGTCTTTAATAGTAGCTTCGGGGAGGGGGTTGTCTTCATGGTCTATTATTTTCCCTTCTGTTTTATACTCTATAAACATGGTTGAGGGTTCGTCAGCCGTTGATATTATCTTAAGAATGCCAAAATTAACAGTATCTGTTTTTAATTCATCTAGGTTTGCTTGCCCCAATTTTAAAGCTTCTACCTTTAAAGTTTCATAATTAGCCTCTGCAATGGGGGAAGTAACTAAAGTAGAAGATTTAATATACCCTTCAGGGAAATTAGTTAATACTATTGTTCCATAATAACCATCATCTCTAGCAGAAAAAGATATAGTACCTTTTATATCACTATTATCAGCAGCTACAGGGTATGTAGGAGTATTTTCCATTATACAGTTTTACTTACTTTTGATTTAATATTTACTAAATCTTTTTTAACATCATTTAATATATTTTTAGTAGCGTTAGCTGTTACTGAAGTAACACCATCAGGAGCAGGAACACCACCTGGCCATAATTGTTGAACTTCCATTACATCTACTAATGTTATTAGAGCATTAACCATTTGTGTTAAATTTTTATATAAAGTTTCACCTTTAACTAATGGTTCTTTAGCCCCTTGACCTCCCAGTTTTATATTACCCGCATCTACAATATAATTTTTTGAATCAAAATTTAATGAATCATTTGAAGATAAATTGACGGATTTTTGTCCACTTATTAATACATGGTCTTTTTTTGCATTAAAAACTAATCTATCAGAATTAATAACAACTTGGGGGCCTTCATAAGTGTCAGGTGTATCAGGGGCGGTCTTATATGAGTAAAATGAAAAATTTTGGGTAAAAATAGGTAATTTTTGGGTTGAGGTTAAATAAATAGAAGATAAGTCATTATTTATTTTTTCTGTTATTGGAACCCAACCTTGAGGAGATGTATCTGTTGGTTGACCATTCCTTATAATAGTAATAGGATCACCATTTTCCCCTGTTGAAGACCAATCATTTAAAGCACTTGAATCTGTTGGTTTAGCAGTACTTCCAAATCTTATACTATTTCCCCATCTACCTTGATATATAATATCTCCTGCAAATGGTAATAAGGGATGGATATTTGATCTTTCTTGGAAGGTTGCTTGTGAGGGGTTAATAACACTATTAAAATTAATATCTGTAGACCCATCTGTTACTCTTCTAACAGAACCTGCTTCTGTTTGTTTATAATCTTTTTGTTGGGATAAAGGTAAATCATCTGATGTTAAAGGGTTTGGGTAAGCATTATGGTGAGGGTGATTCCATATACTTATCATATTAATATAATAATAGGATTCTTCAGATAGGTTTTTTCCAATATTATTATTGGGTAATTTAAATATTAAAACTAATTCATTAACTAGAGGGTAAGCTGAGATTTGAGGGTAGAAGGGTTTAGCTATGGCATTTTTATCTGATATGGATTTATTTAATTCAAAAAATATAGTTCCAATTCCATTTAACCCACCGTACTTTGCAATATCAGGATAATTATCATTTAAAATAATATCAGTAACCCTACCAATTTGAATTCCTCCCTTAACTTTAGCCATTATTTGGGAAAGCTGTTCTACCCCACCAGATTTACTTCCTGGTGGAAGTTTAATATTAGCTGATAATCCTCTATTAAAACCCATTATTTTTCATCTTCTTTTTTAGGGGGTAATTGTAAACTCTTAATATCATTTAAAAGTTGTTCCTTTTCCTCTTCAGAAATACCAAATCCATTATCTTCATTACCTTCATTGGCAAATATTCTTTGAAATATAGTAGCTACCTTTATGAGTGCTTCATCATTTTTAAGACCTAATTCCATATATTCTTTAATTAAAGGTACTATTAAGGTAGCATCCCCTATATCTTGGACTAAGGGTTTTAATTCAGAAATTAAAGAGGTAATTTGATCCTCTTTTTTCTTTTGATTATCGTAAATTTCTTTTAGTAAATTTGAGTATGTTTTTTTCCCAAATACTTTTTTATCTAAATGGCTCATATTTAAGGGTATTTTGTTGGTAATAAATATGAGAAATTAATTCTTTTCAAAATTAATATACCCTGTCTCTAAATAAAATATATAATTATCTTTGAATAAATCATATAACCTATTTGCTATTTTTGTTATTTTAGGTGTTTTTACTTCTAACCCATTAGTAGCCATTATTTCTCTAATATAAATGTATAATGCTTTTTTATTAAATATTTCTATACTTTCTCTTTTTCTAAATAATTCCAATATAGCATCTGCTATTTTATCATCATTACCTTTAGGAAAAAAAACATCAAAATTTTCTTCAACATACTTAATATAATAATCTATAAAATTTGAAAGGGTATCAGTTACTCTTTCATCCTCTAAATTATAAGAATAGGTTTCATCCTTATATAAATCATCTACGGGAGCAGATTTTAATCTTTTTTTATAATTTTTATTATTATATATTATTAACCAATTTTTAACTATAGTACCAAAATATGAATAGGCCTTAGCTCCTTTAGCTGGGTTGAATAGGTGCATTTTAGTAAGTAGAAATGTAATTATTTCATGTTGTAAATGTTCTATTTGGTCTACTTCAGTATAATAAAACTTAAATGTATGAATTATGTTTTCTGTTAATTTGAAAAAAGGATAATGAATTTCATCTCTGTAGATATCACTCCTAACCTCAGGGTTAGGTTCATTATTATATCTAACTATTGCTGCTTCAGTATCCTTAGTGAAGTAGTTTTTAGATTTGGGTCTTCGTTTTTTAGCCACAATCACTTGAATCTTTTTACTTTAAAATCGTTTAATATTTTTTGAATTTCTTGTACTGAATTGAAGAAATGACCTACTTCATCATCAGATTTAAAAACCCCACTATGGTCAATTTCTTTTAATTTTTTATCTGATGCCTCTATAACTTTTGAAAGTCTATCTAAGTATTCAAGATAACCAACTAAAACATCTTCTTGTTTTTCATTTTTTCTCAGGAGGTTTAAAGTCGTAAATCCAAATATTACAACTAAAACTGATAAAACGGAAATTGTAATTATAATAATCATAAGTTATCTAACATACTTTTTAATCCCTCACTTTTAATTGAACTTAATGCTTTAGTTTTTGTAGAAGTTTTAGGGTTGTTTACTTTGAAATTGTTTTTAGGTTTATCATCTTTACCAAATTTGGGTAGCCATTCTTTTTCAAATTCTATTCTTGATGCCATTAAATCTGCTTGATGAATTATAAATATGAGGGAAGTTCGAGGTTTTAACTCAGGCATCCAATTTTTTAAATAGGGTTCATTTGCTGGATCATATAACCCATCATGTAATCTGATAGATAACCACTCATTTTGTGTTAATTTAATATCATTGTCTACTAATAATTTAATAGATCTTTCTGGAACTGACATATAAGCTAAAGCATCATTAAATTTATACATTTCACCTAGGTTCTTTTTCCTCCATTCATCTGTTGAGGGCTGGTGGGCGTAATTATCTTCATCTCCTAATTTCCCCAAATCATGATTAACAGCAGAAAATACAAGTTCTTCAGTAGTATAATTTTTTTCTGCTCCAAATCGTAACCATACTTTATTTATTTCTAAGGCCCCTTCAATTACACGATTAACATGATCAACATAACCACCTGGAAAAGCATTATGGTATGCCTTTTTATGAGAAGCGGGCATCATAATGATTTCTTCTTCATGTTTTTTATAAAATTTTATAAGTTTATCCCTTCTAGGGTCTGAGATATAGGTATTAATATAACCTAAAAATAACTTCCAATTTGATTGAATTTGTTCTGCTGTTAAATTCATATTACTCTCTTTCTATAATATCATTTATATCCTGAATTACTTGTTGAATCTCCCTTTGTGTTGAGTTTATTTCACTCTTACTTCCACCTCTATGAATGTTCATATCTAATTTTTTTAATAACCCACTTAATGTCTGGAGGCGATTTTTTACTAATTGTTTATTTCTCATAATTGTTTATAATTTGTAACCCTTGGTATCAACCTTATCACCGGGTCACCGGGTCACGTTTTTTCATTTTATCGTTTTTAGGGTTTCTAACAAACCCGTATCCCTAATATACTAATCTAGGATTCGGGAGCCAAATTATCTTTAAGAAAAAGTACAATTTTATTGAGAAAGGCGCATTTTTCATATTCTTCATAACCCTCAAAATAATTAATTGCAGATTCTAATGAAGAAGTAAAATACTTATTATCTCTTAATAATAAACTTTCCCTCCAACATTGGTCATCCAAATCACAACCTTTAATATACTCCCAAGCTCTATTATAAGCCATAAACTCTCCAGCTTTTTCAATTTCATGAAGATTAAACTCTTCGTTTGATTTTTGAAATAGTTTAACAACTTGGTTTCTAACATTAATATGATTCAGAATCATCTTCTCAAACATTCCAATTTGATAAGGAGGGGTATCTTTAAATTCATCAAAATTAAACTCACCATCAAAATCTCCTGATTTAGATTTAAATTGATCTCCCCCTTCTCCATTAAATAGATTAAATATACGATTAATGTCCATACTCATAAATATCAAAACTCTATTTTAACATATCAAATTATCTTAAGAATAAAAAAGCTCCCATTGGGAGCTTATACTATTTATTAAATTAACATTTTAAGAAACATATTCTAATGCTAAACTAAACAATTCTTCATTTACCTTAATATCTTGTTTAAAGTTTTTAATCTCTCTAGCTTTTCTTTCTTTACCACCTGCTCTATAATCAAAATCACCTTCAATTATTTTTTCTTGAACAACATTAAATATTGACCATAAATCAGATCCTTTATCTTCTTCACGAACCGGTTGCAATAATTCTAAAACATCAATTTTAATTCTTTTTAATTCATCTTTTGTGAATCTTGTATTTAAAGCTTTTTTAGCAAAATCAACAGCTTTTTCCTGATTTAATTCTGTTTCTTTCATTTTATTCATTGACTCAACAGTTAATGGTAATTGTTCAACAATTTCCTTTATTGTTTCTTGAACTTTTTCAAAATCATAACCCATATGTCTAACTCTAACTGATCCGAACTCTTTAGTACTAATTACTAATCCATTTTCACAAACCATTCTAAATAATCCAGCAGTAAATGTAAATGCATTTTTAGCATCATGACTATTTGTTAATAATATTTGTGGGAAAACCGTATCTCCATCTTCACCATTTATTACAATTTCCTCATTTCTGAAAACTAACAGGTGTTTTTGAAAACCTATAGTTCCTGATGTTCTTGCTTTAACCTCTTTTGCATCAACAACTTTCCACCCTAAAACTTCCATATCGTCTATCACCCTTTCAGTTGGAATGTGAACATAATGTTTTGACACCTCTTTTGATGGTTTTTCTGAAAAAACACTAGGTGCTAAACTTTTAACATTTTCTTTACTTAAATACTCTTTTTTTTCTAAATCTAACATAACTTTTTTATTTATTTATTTAACTTTTTATTTACGTCGTAAATATACGAACCCTCCCTGCGGGCTCCAAGTCTCCTGCGCAGGAAAGACGGGGAATGTGAATTACTTTTATTTGAAAATCAACATATATTAAATAATATCAACGATATGTGCCAATACTATGTAATAATGTTGTAAACGCGCGTAAAATGCCAATTAATGCGTATCTTTTTTGGTATTAGTGGCATTTTCATTGATAGAATTTAAACAATGGTAAGGGGATATTTGATCTAACATCCAACGTAGGGATTTACCTGCTAATGATAAAGTATCATCTCTTTGATTTTTTCCAATAACGGAAGAGATGGTTTCTTGGGGGTTGCCAAATCTATATCCTTTATCAATAATAAAAATAGCATTAAAAAATTCGGCGCCATTAACATTAGCAAAAACATCAATAGCCCTAGCAGTTCTATAAAACCAAACAATTAATATTCTTTTGTCGAATGTAAAAATATATTTCAATATCATAAAAACAGCGACAATGGGGAGTAATAGATAAAGCAAAATGACAGCAACAATTAACAATAACAATTCTATCATAAAATCAAAAGGGTTTATATTTCTCTATTTTCTTCCTCATACGTTTTATTCTATAATCTAAAGTAGTTCTTTTTAAACCTACAAGTTTTGAAACCTCTTTTTTAGATCTTCCTTTAAAAAACAACTCGGAAACAATTATATATTCTAATGGGTCGAGACATTCCATTATTTCCATAATTAATTCTCCATATCTTTTTATCTCAATAAATTTAATAGCATTTTCTTCAACAGGTATATCAAAGTTACTAGTTTTCCCCTCTTTATCTACAATAAACATTTCTTCAAAGGATTTACATTTAATAGCACTTTTTTTATTATGTTTTCTATAATGCCCTATCATGAAATTCCTCATACAATTAGTAATCCAAGTACCAAAAACAGATTTTTTAGGATTATACTTATAAAGTTTTGTAAATATCATCCCCAAAAATTCCATAGACATGTCTAATCCTTCTTGTTCTGAATAATAATTGGGATACCATTTCATCAAATTTGAAAAGAAAATACCTTTATATTTATGAAATAGAGGCTCAAAATCCTTAGAATTTCCTTCTAATATACTTTTAACCAATACTTTTTCCTCATCGTGGGATTGATATGAATATTTGTATAAAACCATATATTATAATATAATAAAATTTTACACCACCCCCAAGTTAATTTTTAAGAAGCTAACATCCTGTTTTACATCTTCTAACAGGTCTAAGCATTCTTTTTTTAGTTGTTATGTGTTGTCTCATTTTCTTTGTATTAAATCTTTTAAATATACCTTGTATATAAAATAGGTAATAATCAAAATT